ATCTTCAAGAACTTTGTAAATCACAAAATGTGTTGATTGAACAACACCAGGATGCAATTGCAGCACTAGAGGAACGAATCATCAACATAGAACACGACCTGGCCTTAGTTCTTTCTGTTATCAAAGATAGAAAGAATAGCACATAAAAATTTCAGAAGGACTATCTGAATTTTTAATTTTATTTTTCTAATCAACTACTTGCAAGTAGAAATCTACTTCTCCTTGAGTGTCTGTGGTTACTGCACTAACATCATATTCAACAGTCATTTTTAATTCACGAGCAACGACTTGACTATATCCTGAACCTGTGGTTGTAGTATTATATAATTTTCCGTTTGTCATCTCTGTCTCTTGTCCTTGAATTGCAATAACACCACCCACCACATTAGTACAGGCTAGTGTAATCATATCAGTAGCTGCTAAGGCAGTATTAGGAAAATCAAAATGGTATTCTACATAAGAACCCGTAACAGTAGAAGGGTCTAACGTTGTAGAAGATGTGGCAATCAGTGTTCCGTCTGCTTGTCTGATATAACACGTGATGTCACCTGTCGGAGTTCCAGAATTAACATTTAACCAAAAGGAGGCGTTTGCTATATTTTCACCCACTAAAACATGGCCAGCGTTAAACTGTTGTGCATATTCTTGCTGACCTGCTGCTGACATTGTGTCTGCTCGATTAGTTAGTAATTGCTCGAATGTTGTACCCGTTCCGCCTGCAGTAGTAAAATTGTAGGCGCGAATAGCAGTCGTTCCTGAAACTGAACGCATGGTTTTGAAGGTTGTGATGTATGCCCCGCGGGTGGCTGCAGTTAGACCAAGTCCCGAAGTCCAGTTTGCAGAATCAATGAACCCGTTGTCGTCTCCTGCATCTCCAACAGTAACCGCCGTTGATAAATCAAAAACTGTTGTAATGTCAGTATAGACATTCGTTAAAGCAGCATTGACTGGAAGTGTGTAAATATCCATGTATGTTCCAGCTACTACAATGTCTGCAAAAGTTTTTGTTACTTTAATTAAAGGATTAGAAGTTGCTGCACCCCATGTAGGTACGCCACCCGCCGATACAACGAGTGAATCTGTTGTACTACCAATCGGTAAACGCTGTAATGCAGCCCCATCGCTGTAAACAATATCCCCTGCGGTTAATGTTGCTTCAGTTACATTATTCATATCAAGTGGCGAACCGTCTTGAACGGCACTAGAATGTTTATGTGGTTTTAGAACATTAGAACCACCGCCCGAAAAGCCCACGATTAACCTCGTTCTCGATTAAATCTTTGTTGTTCTGTTGAAAGATACATTGGTGTTACTTGTGCGAGTAGGTCTACTGTACCTGCTGCACCTGGCGTAACTTGCACGCTTACAATATTTTGTCCGTTTATGTTTTGGTCTGAACCTGCACTTAAGGCCACTGCGGGTTGTCC